GTGTCATCCCAGGCACCGGTGATCTTGTTGAGCGCAATGTTCAGCGCCTTCTCCCGGACCTTATCGATATCCACCACGGCGCAGGGGACTTCGGTATAGCCAAGATCCATTGCCACTGTCAAACGCTGATGCCCGCCGATAATCGTCATGTCACTGTTGACGACCAGCGGGTCGGCAAAGCCAAACTCTTCAATGGACGCCTTGATCTTTTCGTACTCCTTATCGCCCGCTTTCAGTTTTTTGCGGGGATTGTACTCCGCCGGTTTGAGCACGGATACCGGCAGTACTTTTAATTCAGCAGTTTTCTGCATCGTTCCCTCCATCTGCGTTATCAGCTGTAGAAGCGCATAACCTCGCACAGCGGAATAAAGAAAGAGCCGAGCTTAAAGCCCAGCTCCGTTTCTCCGGTGATCTCCATATACTCCTCAATCATGTCGCACCAGCACGGGTCCTTTCCGTTGATGCTTGCCAGTATTTTATCCTCGCCATAATCAATGGCGTGTACCAGCACAGCACCGGTGTTGCACAACGGATACACACCAATGACAGTCTTGAGGTCAATCATCGCTTTTTCCATTGTCGTTTTCCCTCAGATCGATGATCCGCTGATTCCTGCTTCCTCGAAAGGCAAGCGAGATGTCCTTTTCCGCTTCGATGAACGGACCGTCCACAAGCACATCCACATAGGAAAGAAGCAAAGAACCTGCAACATCCTCGATGCAGTAACCGGTGTACAGCCAGATATCCTTTTCCGGCAGTTCCTCCTTTACGCGTCGCAGAAACGGCAGGAGGGCTTCCTGGTTTTCCGGCTCCATCGGATCGCCGCCGAGTATGGAAAGGCCCTGAATCCACGAGGGACGCAGGGCCATGATCAATTCTTCTTCTGTTTGTTTGGTGAACGGTTCCCCATAATCAAAATCCCAGGTCTCCGGATTAAAGCATCCGGGACAGTGGTTCCGGCATCCGGATACGAATAGTGATACCCGCACGCCCGGCCCGTTGGCGATGTCCGCCTTCTTGAGCGCTGCATAGTTCATAGCATTAATCCACATGAAGGACACGGTCAGCGATTTCTGCTGTCCTGCCCTGATTGAAGAAGTTGGTCCCCAGGTACCCGCAGACGCGACGACAGACGTTCATCCGCTTCTCGTCCCGATTGCCGCAGTTTGGGCATTCCCAGACGAGCTTGCCGTCATCCTCCACGATGCGGATTTCCCCGTCATAACCACATACCTGGCAGTAGTCGGATTTCGTGTTCAACTCGGCATACATGATGTTGTCGTAGATGAACCGCATGATCGCCAGCACAGCGGGGATGTTGTTCTGCATGTTGGGGACTTCCACATAACTGATCGCGCCGCCGGGAGAAAGCGCCTGGAACTCTGCCTCGACCCCCAGCTTTGAAAAAGCGTCAATTGGCTCCGTCACATGGACATGATAGGAATTGGTGATGTAGTTCTTATCTGTCACATGGGGAATAACCCCAAACCGGCGCTGCAGGCACTTGGCGAACTTATACGTGCTGGATTCCATCGGCGTGCCATAGAGGCTATAGGAGATGTTCTCCGCTTCCCGCCACTGCGCCGTCTTCTTGTTCAGGAACTTCATGACTTCGATGCCGAAGTCGTGCCCGGCAGGATCGGTGTGACTGACGCCTTTCATCCGGTAGACACACTCACAAAGTCCAGCGTACCCGAGAGAGATCGTGCTGTAATTGTCGTACAGGAGCTTATCGATTTTCTCGCCTTTCTTCAGGCGACTGATCGCGCCGTGCTGCCAGAGGATCGGAGCGACATCCGAAGGCGTCCCCAGCAGTGTCTCATGCCGAATACGCAATGCCTTATGGCACAGCTCCGTCCTTTCTTCCATGAGCTGCCAGAACTTTTCTTCGTCGCCTTCCGCGCTGCAGGCCACATCCACCAGATTGATTGTCACCGCTCCCTGATTGAAGCGTCCATAGTATTTGTGGCTGCTGTCCGGGTTCAGGCCTACCGTGTCCGGCGTCAAAAACGCCCGGCAGCCCATGCAGGTGTAAACATCTCCGTTCTTCAGCTGCTTCATGATCTTGGCGCTTATATAATCCGGCACCATGCGCTTTGCCGTACACTTGGCGGCAAGCTCAGTGAGGTGCCAGTACGGCGCGTCCTCGCTCATGTTGTCCTCGTCCAGGACATAGATGAGCTTCGGAAACGCGGGGGAAACCCAGACACCAACTTCGTTCTTGATCCCTTCGTACCGCTGTTTCAGCGTTTCGGAAATGATCAAGGCAAGATCATCGCATATCTGTCCAGGCTCCACTTCACCCAAATACATAAACACAGAGACGAAAGGCGTCTGTCCGTTGGTGGTAAGGAGCGTCTGAATCTGATACTGGATGGTCTGGATGCCTCGCTGCACTTCCTTGCGCACGCGCATCTCCGCCATGCGATCGATCTCGTCCTCGGTGTAATTTCGGCCGATAGCTGTAAGCTCTTCTTTTATCTCGTTCTTATACTTCTGCCGGGACACATCCACAAAGGGGGCGAGATGCGCCAGGCTGATGGTCTGCCCGCCGTAGGTGTTGGATGCGACCTGGGCGATGATCTGAGTGGCGATGTTACAGGCAGTAGAGAAGCTGTGCGGCTTCTCAATCAGGGTATCCGTAATGACCGTGCCGTTCTGAAGCATGTCCTCCAGGTTGACCAATTCGCAGTTGCTGATTGGGCCGGACACATATCCCATGTCGTGGATGTGGATGATGCCCTCGTCATGGGCTTTGACCACATCCTCCGGAAAGATGTATCTGCGGCAGATATCCTCGGAAACCTCAGATGCAAGATAGTCCCGCATCGTACTGTTGATGATGGGGTCTTTATTGGCATTCTCCTGCTTTGCCAGCTCATTGTCGTGCCGGAGCAGGGAAAGGATTCTGGCGTCGGTACTGTTCTGTTTACGCAAAAGCTCATGCCGCAGCCGATAGTCGCTGTAGTGCCGGGCAAGCCTGTGATGTTCGCTCTGATCCAGTTCATCGATCACCATGTCCTGGATTTCTTCGACGCCGACAGCCCTTGCCAAAGCTTCAATCCGGCGCTCCACACGCCCGACGATGAAATCGATCAGCGTTTCAGAAAGCCTGTCTTCTTCAGCAACTTCATCATTGGCGGCTTCAATCGCCCGGTATATTTTTCTGTAATCGTATGGGACTTCGCTTCCGTCCCTTTTTATGATTTTCACGTGTCTTCCTCCATCCGCTTCCGCGCTTCAGCCAGCAGTTCTTCGCACCCCTTATCCAGGTATTTCCGGCACTGCTCGTCCAGGCGGTTATAGATTGCGGTCTGCTCATCTTCCGTCAGGTCAATGGTGTACCTCTCTTCGTTATCCGGGGAATCGCTGTTGACCACAACGAATTCAACGCAGCTGTCCATGCGGCTGTCAGCATAGCCGTTCATCCCCAAATAGAAATCGTACCAGCCGTCATTATCACAAGTAGCGTCGGGGTACTCATCCATGGGGTGCATCGGCGCAAAGCCCAGATCCTTCCGGATACGGTCCGCGATCTGGCTGAGACCGTTTGTCGCCATGAGCTGAAAGCCTACGGTCGGAAACCGGCAAGGGTAATCAACGTAGCACTGGTCAGCGCCGTACATAATCTCTGCGCCAAAGTCAATGAAGATCCCGTCTTTCACAAATCCTTCGATCAGCGTCTTGCCCGGTCTCCCTTCTGCTTGGCTTTCAGCTCTTCGATTTTCCGGTTCAGATACCACTGCGCCTTTTCGAGGTCCTGAATCTCCGTGTCCTTGCTCTTCAGTCCGGCTCGACTAATATACTTGACCACGTTACCGAGCAGGTAATCGAACCCATGATCCAGTATGTATTCAATGACCTCGATCTTCGAGCTGGTGTAATGGCTTGGATGGTTGACGGGATCATTGATCACCGCTTCCAGTTTTTCCTCCAGGTTTTGTTTCTGATCTCTGATCACCATTCTTCCTCCTCTTCCCGCTTTCGAATGCGGTAGTACTTCGTGCGGCACCTTCCGGAGCAGAACCGCTTCTTCCGGCCGCGTTGTTTCCTGTCCAGCGTCTCTCCGCAAATGATGCATCGATCGTTCTGCTCATACCAGATGGGAAGATTCAACTTTACAAACTCTCCCGCTCCGGCAAGGCCGTGAGTCTTGCAGTACAGCTGCACCTGATTCCGATTGAGCCGCAGTTCTTTGGCAATCCGCTTGTATCCCCAGCCCTGCAGTCGAAGGGCGCGGATCAGCTCCTTCTGTTCTTGTTTCACACGCGCCTCCCTCCGGTCGGCAAGACCGTCTTTATACCCCTTTTCCCTGAAAAACCGCTCATTCCGTCACAGTTTCACGCTGTTTCCCATGCGATTTTGTGACGAAATGCGGCCAGGCTGTCAGGCATCCACAAAAACCGCCAACTTCCCGAAAACACAGGGGAAATCAGCGGTTTTCGTGTCTTGCAGCCTGGCTGTTTTTTCAGGCGGATCATCCCGGCAAGGGGTAGGCCCCTTGCAATTTCGCGGATTTCAACGCGAGAGGGGGCGGCGGTCTCCGTGGGACTTTACCACAGAGAAGTGACCCACCCCCCAGGGGCCGCCCATGCGCACTGCTAACTTTACTTTCTCGCTATGAAATGTCTGTTCAGGCAGCGAGAAAGTCAATTCTCAAAAATGATATTCCGGATTCTGATCTTCGTTCCGGGTCTTGATGCTGTGATGGCGATGGCAGAGCGGTTGCCAGTTACTCTCGTCCCAGAAGAGCTTCTGATCACCTCTATGTGGAACGATGTGGTCGACGTCGGTTGCCTTGACGTACTTGCCTTCCTTCATGCACTCTACGCAGAGGGGATGG